TGTCGCCCTTCTCGCCGCGCGAAGGCTTTCCCGTGTCAGTCGTCCCGAGATACCAGTTTCCGTTCTTGCCGATGCTCGGGGTTATGCCGTCCGTTCCGCTTGCGCCCGCCGGGCCGGTGTCGCCCGGTTCGCCCTTCGGACCCTGTTCGCCCGGATCTCCCTTGTCGCCCTTTGCGCCCTGCAGCGGTCCGTTGTTGACCCACGCATTCGTCACGCCGTCGTAGATGTAAATGTCATAAGGTGCAGCCGCGCCCACGCCGTAGGCGTCGCCTACCTCCGGATTCTTGACCGACGCCTGCAGCGCGGAGACCGAGCCGAAATAGCCCTTGACCGTAAAGCCCGTTCCCGTATCGCCCTTCGGGCCGGTTGGGCCTGCCGGCCCCTGCGGGCCGGTCTTCCCCTGCGGGCCGGTTTCGCCCTGCGGGCCAGTCGCGCCCGTGTCGCCCTTGTCGCCTTTCTCCCCCTTTTCTCCGGGCTCTCCCTTCGGGCCGGTGTCGCCGGTCGCGCCCTTCGGGCCCTGCGCGCCGGTGTCACCCTTCGCGCCGGTGTCTCCCTTCTCGCCCTTGACGGTCTCGACGTTGAAGTCAAATGTCTTCCCGTCCGAAAGCGCGATCGTGTACGTTGCCGTCGTCCCGCTCTGCGATTTCTTCGTGATCGACGTGATGCTCGCGCCCGCCTCGCCGGTCTCGCCCTGTGCGCCGGCAGGTCCGGTCTGCCCCTGCGGCCCCGCCGGTCCCGTCTCGCCCTTCGGCCCCTGCGGGCCCATGACCGAGCCGAGGTCTATCACGCTGCCGTCCGTCAGCGTGAAAATCAGCTTCCCTGCGTCCGTAACCTCCACGGCCTTTACCCCGCGGGAGATCAGTCCGCCGATCGTCACCGTGATCTGATTCGGAATTTCTACCCTCATACCTGCTCCTTACTCCACGAATGCCCGATTCCCGCTCGCCAGCGTCGTCTTGTCGCCGTGCGTGTACCGGATATCGTAGGTGTACTTTCCCTTCGTGAATTTTGCCGTGACCGTCGCGTCGAAGTTCAGCGTGACCTGGTCATTCTCCACCTTCGCAAAGCTGAACGTGTGGACGGTCTGCCGCGTATCGTCCAGAAACACGACCGCCATGCTGTCCGTCGTCCCGATCGTGACGGCCTCGCCGTCCTGGTCCTTCAGGTCGAACCGCAGCACGATCGAGAACGTGTCCCCTTCGTACCACCGCAGCACCCCTTTGTCGATCCTCGGGCTCGGATAAGCCCCCGGAATTGGCGTCGCCATACCGCATCCCTCCTTTTCATCCAGTGTAGCAGACCCCCGCGCCGGATTCACCCCACGCCGCGAAGCAAAGGCCGGGGCATCTGCCCCGGCCTGCGGTTACTTGTACGGATTGTTTTCTTCTTTCCAGCTCGTCCCCATGGCCGCCCAGAGCGCGGCCTTCTGCGCCTTTGTCAGGTTCAGCCCATCCAGCACGGTCTGGATCCGTTCCTGCGAAACTGTCTGCGTTCCGAACTGCTTGAAGTACGTCTGCTTGTACTGCATGTAGGCGTCATAGCCGACGCCGTCCTCTGCCAGCGCGTCCATCTTCGCCTGCTCCTCGTCAGACGCCATGACGGAATAATAATATGCCGTCTTCGCGTTCTGTGGGATGTCGTAGGCATACAGCATGGCGAGCTTTGCATTCTTGTCGTCGACCTTCTTCATGGCGGTCACGAATGCGTAGCTTTCTCTCTGGTCGGCTCCTCCCTCGGTCATGCCCTGATAGGCGGCAGTCTCCTTCGCGGACAGCGACTTGAACCCGCTCTCCACCCAGCTCTGCGCCTCTTCCGTCGCCGTCTTGCCGAACAGCAGCGCCTGTGCCCAGCTCTTCGCCCGGTCTGCGGGATTGTCGTTATACACGGGATACTGTAAGATGTCGCGCCCCTCGTTGTCTACCGTGTAGCTGCCGCCGCGAGCTGCCGCCGTCGCGCCCTGATACGCCTTTCGGATCTGCCCGCCGCCGAACGGTGTCGCCAGATACAGGCCCGGTTTGATAAGCTCATCTGTGATCGTCTTTGCTTTCTTTGCGGGGGCCATATCCTCATTACTGGCCCAGATTGCTTTTCTGAGTTTCCCGATGTCCGGAAGCGCAGAGGCAACTGCGATTCTGCCATTGTCTATTTCAATCCCCATTGCCTCATCCAGTCCGAGGATCGTCAGCGCCTGTGTGCTCGGGGCCTCACTCAGAACGCGCCCCCATACGCCCGCAATCGCTTTATCTGTCGTCTGTTTCTCCGTCGTAAAATCGATTTTCTCACCCTTCGCAGCTCCGATCCCGGCCAGAACCATGTTCGGGATATGGTATCCGGTGAAATCTCCGACCGTATCGTTGATGATATCCAGCGGATCCAGCGCCGGGCGGCGGCCCACAATGCTTTCGTAGAACTCATTGTAGATCCACGCGCCAATGAGGAATTTGAACATCGCCTTCGCCAGCGCCGCCACGCCCTTCTTCCGTTCCTCCCGCGCCATGTCCTTGAATATCCAGCTGAGCTCATTGTTGACCTCCAGCTGGAACTGTGTGAACAGCTTCACCAGCGGATTCCGCGCAGAGTACAGCGTCGGCGTCGACCCCTTGCTCCTGTCTGCCATCACGCCGGACGCAAACTGGTCTGCCTCCTGCATCGCGCTCGTCTCGCTCATGCCCCGCCGCAGGTTCTGGTAATACCGCGCACGGACGACGCTCCCCGTCGTAAACGTATCAACGGATTCCATCAGCCAGCCTGCACCGGCGGAGACTTTATCCATCGTGCTCATGGCCAGCCGCCCGTAGCCGCTGCGGTTGTTGATGAACGTCGACGCAGAATCCAGCCCGTCCGCCGTCTTGTAGTTTTTCAGCGTATCCCACATGCCGCGCAGCACGTCTGTCGTCGACACCTGGCTCCATGCCTGCGTGATCGGAATGAAGTTTGTGAGCGCCGAACCCACGTTGGCCGCGACCATGTTCGCGCCCACGCGGGACTCGAATTTCTTCATAACGTTGTAGAATCGTCTCCCAAACGTCTTCTCCATGCCCCGGTCGAGCCGCGACTTCTTTCCCGCCAGAAGGTTTGTGTATTCGTCCAGCTCATCCACAAAGTTCGAAAGCCCATACCGTCCCTCCTTCGTCAGGTTCGTCACCTGCTCGTTGGCTTCGTCCGGGTTGAGGAATGGGTTCATCATGATCGCATCGATCCGCTGCTTCAGTCCCTCGTCCGACGCCCGATACCGGATCTGCGTCGCCAGCGCCCGCAGCCGCTGAATGTCCGCCGTGTGGAAGATCACGTCCGTCGCGACCTCGATATACCGGTCAAAGCCCTGCAGCGCGTCATACGCTGTCGCGTAGCCAAGTCTGTTCTGGATGTTCGCCATGTACCGGATGCCGGGTTTGAAGTTTGCCGTGAGGCCGTTGATCGTCGCAGGCAGCGGCGACACATCGCCCTCGATCCCGGCCGCCCTTGCGAACTTCTGCAGAATGCTGCCGCCTTCCTCGTTCTCCTGGAAGTGTGGGAAATATCCCTGCAGATAATTGACCGGCTCATATCCATTCTCAATGCGCACCCGATTCATATCCTGGAACAGCTTGTCGTAGACCTCGTGAAAAACCTTCACGGCTGCCCGCACCTTTCCGAGATCCAAATTCGGGTTTTGCTTCTCGAATTCCTGAATCGCCGCGTTCCACTCGTCAAACGTCATCCCCCCGCGCCTTTCGACACGCGGATGCTGCTTGAGATAGTCCCGGTTGAATTCCGCCTCGCCCAGCCACTGCACCGCATAGCTCTCCGAGACCAGATTTCCCTTCCGTACCTGCCGGTCGAGCTTCAGCTCCCGGATCCTGTCCTGCTGCTCGACCAGATAATTCTTGCGCTTGCTTTCGTTTTCGTGTACGGGCCAGAAATACTTGTTGATAAAAGCATTGGCCTTTTCGTCAGAGACCTTTCCCTTCCGCGCGATATCCCGGATGTTCCGCTCCATCGTCTCACGCTGATATCGGATCCCCATGGTCTTGTCGACCCACTTGACGGCCTCGGCTTCCGTCAGCGCCTGCTCGGCAAAGTCCCGCAGTCCCTGCTTGCGCTGCGCGTTCCATGCCTTGAGCTTCAGCGCCAGCATATCATAGTCAGCCTTTGCCTCGTAGACCTTCAGGATCTGCTGCCCGTTTTCCAGCCCTGCCACATAATCCGGGCTTGTCTCCCCGCGCAGCAGCCGGTTCACGATCTTCTGGTCGGCTTCCGTCAGCAGCGTCTTGCTCTGCGCTTTCTCGACCACTCGCCTTGCATCCTTCAGCTGCGCCCACATCTGCTTCGTTTCTTCCGCTGTCTGCGGAATAGCAAGCTTTTCTTTGGCCTTGTTCTGCGCGTCCAGATACCGCTGCGCCACGCGCAGCCCGCTCGTCAGCCGGTCAATGGATTCCGTGAAATTCGCCTGCTGCCACTTCTTAAAGCTCGCCGCCTGCGGCCCGTAGTATTCATCCAGCGTCTTCTGCACCTTCTGAATCCCGCGCGCCACATCGTAGATCTGCATCAGCTGGTCGCTCGGCGCGGTAATGTCCGCCGGAAACAGCTCCGGCGCCATTTCCCGAAGCTGCTGATACGCCACGTCAACCGGCAATCCGTCCTTGCTGATCGTCAGCGTTCCCATGGCCGCCTTCCGGAACAGGTTGTAGTCCGCAATGTCCTGCCGGTCCGTCTCGGAGATGGAAAGCTTCTGATCCCGGATGAACTTCTTGAGGTCGCCGTATTGCTCGATGTACTGCGTATCTTCCTCGATGCCTGCCTGGTAGGCCGTTTCAAAGAGATCATTCAGCTTCGCCCGGTCAAGCTGCCCGTCCGTAAAGAACGACCGCAGTGCTTCCTCGGCCATCGGCCGCAAAACCTCCCGCTTCGCCTGCCCCGGCACGCTCAGATTCTCCGCCAGCTCGTTCACCAGCCGGCTTTCCAGCCGCCGCACATACTGCGCCGCCTTCTCCCCCATCAGATCCCGATACCGCCCGTCCTGCGCGGAATACCGGAACTGGCTTACCGACGGCGTGTTGTCCGCCTGCGGGAGCGTCCCGTTCTCAAAATAATCCCGGATCGCTTGCAGCACCTTGTCGGCGTGCGTCCCTCTGGAAAATTCCGTGCTGGAGATCGTGTTGCCCTGCGCGTCGTCAATGTCCAGAATGACCTCGCCGCGCTCCTTGCTGATAAAATCGCCGAGCGCGTCCATCTGCGCCTTCGTCGGCATGACGGCAAGATTGATGCCTCCGCTCTCCGGCGAAATGCGGATGTTGCCTTCCTGCATAAAGCGCACCATGCCGCCGCTGTAATCTCCGCCGCCGTAGTCCTCGCCGAGCGCGTCAATGATATCCCGATGATCGACCGTCCGGTATCCGCCGGGCCCGCCCTCGTGTCGCCCGGAGAAATCCAGCCTTGCGCCGTTCAGCAGCACATAGCCCGTCTCGCTCCACTTGTACGTCCGCCCGAAATAGTCGAGCGCGGTCTTGTCGTTCTGCTTCCGCTGCTCTGCGGACGTCTGATCTGCGCTGGCAGAGAATTTCACCCGGTTGGTATAATACCCGCCCGGATCTTTCATCTCTCCGAAATGATCCATAACGTCCTGCGACAGAACGCTTTGATGAACCCTATTGACAATTTTCAGGAAATCTGCTATTGTGATTTTAGAAGAAGCGTTCGTGGAAGGGTGAACTCCCTGTGGCTTAGTGCCAGCCCGTTCGCTTCTTTTTTGTCTTCCGCTCACCGCGTGCGTGACATCATAGACTTCCACTCCGGCAACGGCGCCTGTCCTTTGCTCAACAGTGACGATTGCCGAGAATTGCCGTCCTGCGGTATCCTCTGCATATGCCGCCATCGCATAAGTCCCGACCACATTCTTTGCCTCGTTTTTAAGTGCATTCACCGGAACCGCATTTTTTACAATATCCCCGATTACTGCACCAAGTCTTGCGTTTGTCAGAATGCGGTTCGCTTCTCCGTACAGTCCATGACGCACGCTGCTTGTGTCGACTCTAAGCAGCTTTCCCGTGTACCGGTTCTGCACAAAGACCTTTCCGTCTCGCTCTGTTCCAACGGCGCGGGCGTTTTTCATACCCTCTTGTACGACTTTCGCCGTATCGACCCGGTTGTCGGCTCCGCGCACCGCGTCGACCTCCGGCAGCATTGTTATGTCCATATCCGGAAGCGATGTCAGGAAATCGTAGGTATAGACGCTTCCGTCTTCCGCAAGGTTGACGCCCTGATAGTTTTTTGTGGTCTGATCCTTCGCAGCGGACATCTTCGTCGGTGGCGCTCTCGCGCTGCCGGATTTTTTCTGCCACTGGCCGACCTCCATCTTCACGTCCGCGCGCAGCTTGTTCGTGCCGTAGTCCGTGCGGTTCATGCCGGCGTAGGTGTCCGCGACGATCTCCTCGACGTAGGCGTCCGTGTCGTCTCCGTAGATCCCGGCGTAGGCGTCCACATAGCTCTCGATCATTGCCTTTGTGATCTTTCCCTCGCCCACCAGCCGCTTCTGGATCTTCTCCGCCATCTCCGGCCAGCGCTTGACAAGCAGGTGATATCCCTCGTGCTTCGCCAGCTCGAACGCAGAATACTCCTCGCTGTCCGCCCGGATGAGCACGGAGCCATCCTCCGTCACGGCGGCATCCGCATAAAACGTCTCCCCATTGATCTCCTGCGTCAGCTGCCCGGTGAAGAACCGCGCGTTCTGTACGCCCATCGACCGGAAGAACTTTGCCGCCGCCTGGATATCCTCGCTTCTTCCCTCCTGCCCCTTCGGCATGACGCGCACTTTTTGCGCGTTGTTCTCTCCGAAACCGAGCTCCGAAAGCGTTACTTCATCCCAAGCTTTTGCGAGATTTCGCGCACTCTCCGCTCTCTTTCTTCCGGCGTCAGCTCTTTGCTGCTGTGCTGTGCTTTGGCGAACGCCTCCAGCTTGTCCTTCGGCACGCTGACCAGCTTGCCCGATTTGTCCTTCATCAGTAACCTCGATACCTCCATTGTTTACCCCTTTCTGCCCTGCGGCAAGGCCCGCTCGATATGCGGCTGCCGCCACGTCCTGATTCATTCCTTCGGCGTAGCGCATCGCCCGCTGCTCACTCGCGCCGAGTCTGCCCTGCTCATAGACCTGTCCGAAGCTCTGCGCATACTGCTCCGTAGGCATTCCCGTCGTGTTCCCGTTCAGGAAATACGCCGCTGTTATCTCGTCATAGCCCGCTCTCCGGGCCTGCTCCTGCAAATACTGTTCTTCCTGCTGCGCGGCTGCTTCGTCCAGCTCCTGCTCCGCGCCCGCCGTCTGCTGCCGTGCGTACTGCACCGGATCCAGCTCCCCCATACTCTCCGTTCCGGGGATTGGTGCAAGCAAGCTGTCCTGATCGTACTGCTGCTGTGCCGCCCGCTGCGCCTGCTGGACGGCCTGAACGCTCTGCTGTGCCCGATTCTGTTCCTGCTCCTGCTGGTACTGCTGCGCAAGCCTCTGGTTCTCCTGCACCATTTCCGTGGCGCTCTTGAAGATCTGGAAGTTCCGTTCATCCGCCTCGGCCTTCGCTTGCGTCTGCTGCTCCTGCGCCTGCAGCTGTTCCAGCCGGGTCAGCGTCTCCGGCACGCGCGGCTCCTGCCCTTCGTCCACGGCCGCCTGCTGCTCCTTCGCAACCTCGCGCAGCGTGTCCTCCACGGCTTTCTGCGTCACCTCGCCGCCTGCGTCCACAGTCTGCTGCAGCTCCTCGGCCAGCTGGCGCGCCCGTGTTCCTTCCTCCTGCACCATGCCATAGTCTATCACGTCCTGAACCTCGCCCGCTTCTAAGACCGCTCTGGCCGTCTGCGTGACGTTTGCCTCCAAAATCACGCGGTTCACGCCCGCATACGTCCCGGACATGGCAAGGCCGGACAGGCCGCCCGCGAGGAACGAAAGGCTGTCTTCTTTTGCGAAGTCTCCGACCATCGCCGCCAGCGCCTGCGCCGGCGTCCTGCCCTCTGCGATATAATTTGCGTAGGCCGTCATGACCTCACCCCGGTCATGCTTCGCCACCACGTCATACGCACGGTTTAGCCAGTTGGACGCGATCTCTTCCGCGCCTTCCGACGCAAACGACCGCAGCGCCTTCTTCCACACGGCCTTTCCGCTCAGCATGTTCTCGATGATATTGCCCACGGAGTATTTTTCCGTAATGCCCTCGATTGCGCCCTCGACAATGCCGTCGATCAAGGCTTCCTGATTGGACTTCCCGTTCTGGATCCCCTCATACACGGAGTCCGCCGCGACCTGCGAGCCCATCACCCAGTTCATGGTCTCCGCAACCGCGTCCTTCGCCCCCGCGCCGGCCACGCCGCCGAAGGTTCCCACGAGCCCCGTCGAGACCGCCATGTTGACCGCGCTGTCCAGTGCCGACGTGCCCGCCTGATACAAAAACTGCCCCGTCGGGTTCATCCCCTGCATCACGCTCCCCCGGATCCCGGAGGAAAGCCGCGTCGCATTGTATGCCGGGCTGTAAACGTTCGTCGGCATATCCTCGTTCTGATATCCGCCCGCCCACTTCGGCAATACGCCGCGCAGCGATTCCAGATTGCCCAGCGCCTTCCCCGGTGCCAGCGCCGCAGAGAACAGCGTGCCGCCCACCGGCGACCGCTGTCCGATCTCCTGTGCCGCCGCATCGAGCTTCTGCGCGTTCTCATAGTCGTCGAGCACCTTCTGCCATTCTGCAAGCTGTTTCAGCTTCTCGTCGCCATAGCCCTTCTCGTTCAGCGCCGTCTTCGCGTCGTATTTTGCAAACGCCCGCACGCTGTATCCGTTCAGCTCCTTCCCGCGGTACTGCCGGAGCAAATTTTGATCTTCCTCGCTCAGGTTCCCGATCGCCTCCTGTGCCCGGGCCAGCACGCTCTGGCTGTCGACCTGCGCCTTGCGCTTCTGCAGCGCGTCGATCTCGTTCTGCAGCTGCGTCACGCTCTTTCCGTTTTCAGACAAACCCGTCCCGGAAAAGTGCGTGTCCGCCTGCTCGACCTCGCGATTGTAGATCTCGCCCTCCAGCAGCTTCGACGTCCGCCGCATCCCGCGCACCTGATCCCGCTCCACGGTCTTCATCGCCCGTGCCCGCGCGATTGCCTTGTTTACATCATCCTTCTGGCTTTTGACCGACGGTCGGAACGTCAGCGCCGCGCTCTGCTGCTGCAGTGCCATCAGCCCAAGCTGCCGCCCCTGCGCCGCCTCCACGCCGCGCAGGTAATTCTGGTATGAGCCATACTGTGTCTGCATCGCGGAAGACCGGCTGTATTCCTGCTGCGACACCTTTCCGCTGATTGCCGCCCCCGCACTCTCCGCCTTTTTCTGCCCGCTCTCGCCATCTCTGGAATAAAGCTGCACAGCGGCGCGATACGCCTCAAACGCCGCCTGCCGGCGCCGCATTTCCTCGTTCCCGTTCTGTACACCCGCTACAAAATCCGTCCGGTTCATAAGCCCGCCGGAAGAACCAGCCGCTTTCGACTGGTTCTTCTCGATGCCGTTCATAAATTTTTTCTTCGAGATAAGGCTCATTCCGTCCTCCTTATTTCCTGCTCTTTGAGACCTTCGCCTGCTTATAGCTGACGCCGCTGTCGATCTTCTGCCCCGTGCGCTCCCAGATCAGATTTGCGAGGTTGTTCCACTGCTGCTTGCTCATCTGGCTTCGCGCGTTCACGGCTTCATCATAGGCCCGCTCCGTCTTTCCCTGCGCCAGCAGCGTCGAGATCGTCTGCATCACGCCCCTGTAGCTTGCGTCCAGCATGGACACATTTTTGTCCCGGTTCCCGTAGCCGTTGATGAGGTTCAGCCCTGCAGAGCTGCTTCCTCCGCCGCCACCGCCGCCGGAGCCCTTCGCTGCCGCCTGCTCCGCCGCCAGCGCCTGCAGGTAGGCCGCGTTCTCGTTGTTTGCCTTCTGCGCCCAGTAGTCGAGCATCGTCGCCCACTGGCTCTGGTCTAGCGACCGCTCCGAGTTGTACGCGCTCCGCGCATCCGAAAGATCCGAATAATAATCGCTGACCGTATCCCGGTACCGGCCGTAGTCCGTGTCTTCCCGGCCCTTCACGAGGCTGTACTGGTTATAAAGGTCCGTCCCCTCGTCCTGATACCGCTGATACGCCTGCTGCTGCAGCTGCGGCACGATGTCGTTGAGGTTCTGCAGATACGCATTGTACGCCTGCTGGCCCACCTGCTCACCGTAGGTCGAGCCATAGCCGCCCGTGAGTGCCGCCGCCTGCCCCATCGTGTCCTGCATGGCCAGCCGCCCGAGACGCTGATACTGCTCCCGGTACTGCTGGTACAGAGGATCCGTCCCCATGTCATAGCTGAATTTCTTCCGGTTCCGGATCTGGTCATACAGACTCGTCAGCTCATCGTCCCATCGGGACTGATACGCGCCCGGCTTGCTGGCCTTGACCTGCTCCAGATACGCCTGCGCCGCCTGCACGCTGCCCGACGGCGTATAGCCTCCCTCCAGTCCGTTCAGCTTGCTTCTCGTGTAGTCCGAAACACCGGACATGGTGTATGGGCTGTTCCGGGTCTGGTAGCTTCCGCCATAGTTGCGCGTCGTCTGGTTCTTGTTCACCAGCTGCGACTGATAGCTTCCGTCCGCGTTCACGCCCGTAATGCGGTACGTGCCGCCCCCGGTCACAACCTCGTCGCCGGCTGAAAGCCCCGCCGGGGCCCTGCCGCCCGACTCTACTCGATATACGCTCATAGTCTCACCGCCTTAAAGCTTGAAGTGTGTCGCGTACTGCTTCGGCATGTACGCCTGGTTGTAGGCGTTGAAATACCCCTGATAGTAGCTGTTGTATTTCGCCGCCTCGTTTGCATACTTCGTCGTCTCCCCGTTGGCGTCGCAGATCTTCATCCCCAGATACCAGCGGTAAATTTCATCATACGGCCACGGGATCAGCAGCTCCGTTTCCAGATCCACGTCCTCCCCATAGCCCGTGAACGGCTCCGGTTCCTTCTCGTGCTCGTGTGTACAGATGATATCCCGGTACACGATCCCGTCCAGCTCCGACAGCCACCGGACCTTATCCGGTGTCTCGTACTGGTTCTGCAGTAACCGGTCGACCGTCTCGATTGCTTCTCTGATTTTCATAGTCCCCTCCTTACCAAAAGAAGGGGCATTTCTGCCCCTTCCTCTGCTTCATGCCGTCATGGGCATTCACTTGTCAGTTGTCCGCCTGCGCGCGGCGGAAGGCTTCTTCCTCTGCCATCCGCGCGTTCATCAGGACTTCATACACCGGCAGCGGGACCTGCACGTCCTTGCCCTTCGGCACCATGAACGTCCGTCCGTTTACCGCCACAAAGCGGCTCTGCTCCTCGTTCTCCTGCCCGCGGGGCAGATAGATCGTCTTCATGACGTCCCACACGTCTTCCTGGTTTGCCTGTGCAGCCGCCGCAGCGGTCTTCTCAGTTGCCATTGTATGTGCTCCTTTCTCAGTTGGCTTCGTCCGTACCGGAGTATGCGCTGCAGCTCTCCACGCGGACCATGCGGTCCTCGTACAGCAGCTTCGCCGCCATCTCGGCCTTGTAGCCGACGGTCGAGAACTGGTTCAGCGGGCCGCCGATCTCGTCCTTGCCCTTGACGATCATCTCAAGATTGCCGCCCTCCGGGTCGATCATCTTGTATGCGTCCTTGCCGAGGAACAGCGTCGCGTACACGCTGTAGTAGACCGCCGTTCCTCCGTCAGACGCTGCAGTCTTGACCGGGCAGGTCGAGTTGTTGAAGATCTTCGCCTCCGTCGTCTCGACAAACCGGACGCCGTGCAGCTCGCCGATCTCACCCGAGAACAGCGGCGTGACGTCTGCGTACTTGTGTGCCTCGACCCATGCGTCCGAGGACCGCAGGTCGTATGCGACCGACGGATGGATGATCGCGACATACTTGCCGTCGATCTTCGGAGCCTTCATTTTCTTCAGCGTCGTCACGGCCTTGTTGACCTCGTCCGGCGTCAGCTTCGCCGTCAGGTCGAGGCCTGCGCGGCTGGTGACTGCCGTATGCGCGCCGCCCGTGCCGATCTTGTCGCAGTACTGCACGTTCGAGCCTGCCACGACCGCGTCGCGCACGCGCTTGTCGATGGACGTACCGGCGGAAGCGCCGAGCTCTTCGGTCGCACCCAGGATGACGTTGTCCAGCGCATGCAGCTCCAGCTGGTCGGAGACCGTCACATACAGGCCGATCTGCTTGATCGCGCCGGTCGTGCTGGTCTGGCCCATCTTCTGGCCGGTCGGGATGACGCCTTCGGTCAGCTCCTCCGCGTCCTTCAGCGTGTTCCACTTGCGCCACTCGACGGTCTTGCCGTGGTTGCGCGGCAGCGCCTGACGGCCTGCCAGCTGCGCATGCACGAGGTTCGGCCGTGCGTTCTCAAGCAGCTGCGTGTCGTAAAACGTCTTCATGGTCGGCGCGAGCGTGTCGTTGCCGCTGAATGCGGTCGTCTGACCGGTGCCTGCGTTTACGTAGTTGCCGGTCGCGTTGACGAGCGTACCGGCGTCAGCAAAAAACTGAAATCCGACTTTGGATTCAAACATGATTTCCTATCTCCTTTCTCAGGGGATCACTCGTTCCCCTCTTGCCGCGCGGCGGCGCATGTCCTCTACCTCCGCGCGTGACCAGTGTGTTTTCATCGGGACGTTCTCTCCGCCCGCAGCGCCGGATCCGATCTCCTGCGGCCGCGCGCCCTGCGCCTGAATGGTCCGCATGACGTTCTCCCGCGCCTGGCTCGCCACCAGCTGCGCCTGTGCCTGTGCGATCTCCTGCTGGTGGATGACCTCATAGGCCGTCTTCGGCGGCACGCCCGCGCCCATGAGCCGCGCAAAATCCGGGTTCTGCATCTCGGTCTCAAAGTCCGCGCCGTACCGCGCCGTCACATCCCGGGCAAAGTCTGCCTGGATCCCGGCGAAGGCTTCTCGCATCTGGTACTCCTGCAGCTGCCGCCGCATGGCCGTATTCTCGGCCCTGCCGGCGTACTCCTTTTTGAGCGCGTCCGTCGTCGTGCCCTTCTCCATGGCCTCCGCGCTGTAAAGCCGCTCGTCAGCGGAAAAGCGCTGTGCCAGTGCCGCGAAGTCCGTCTTCCGCGGATCCGACGTGTCGATCCCGTAGAGCGCGCCCAGCTGGTCAATGATCGGCGCCATCGCCTCGGCCTGCCCCTTGTACTGGTTCAGCCCGCGCACGCGCTGCTTTACGACCTTCTGCACCGCAGAATCAAAGTCCTGCTTGTAGCGGCCCCGGATCAGACTGTCAAACGTTTCTTCCTGTGTACCCTGTCCCTGAGCGTCGGGGACGTTGACCGGCTGCTGCTGCACCTGCGCCTGTGCGGCTGCCTCCTGCCCGCTCTGCTGACCGGCGACGTCAGCTGCGCCCGTAGTCTGAGCGCCTGCGCCCGTGAATTCGCCTTCCATGCTGTAAATTCCTTTCTGGCGTTTATTCTAAAATCATCGTAGCACAAACTTTTCCCAACTTCACCCCACGCCGCGGCAGAAATAATCCCGCCAGAACGTGCCGCCGCAATCGTCGGTTCTTATCCCGGCTGCGTGCTTTCTTCCGACTTTTTGCGCGCATTCTCCACGATCTTCGGCTCCTGCGCCTCGCCGGTGTTGATCTCCGGCTTCTCCGCTGCCGCAGCGCTCGCCTGCGGGACGGCCTGTCCGCCCTCCTGCAGGATCTGCTGCGCCAGCCCCTCACCCATGACCGGATCGTACCGGTCTGCCAACGCCAGCGCCAGCTGCTGCCACTCGACCAGCCGCTGCTGCAGATCCGCGTTCTCCTGGATTTTCTGGATGATCGAGTCTTTCCCGTCGAAGTCCATCATGTCCAGTGTAGATAGCGCCTGGTCGACCATCTGCGGGTTGAAGAATCCCAGCTGGAAGAACTGCAGTGCCAGCTCGTTCTGCGCCATGGACGTGTACTCGCTTGCCTTCTGCGCCGAAACCTCAATGTCGAAGACCGGCTTCCGCAGCCCATCCGGCTTCCCGTTCGCGCCGTAGAGCGTCTGCGGCTGCAATCCCTGATTGCTGTACTGTACGAACTGCTCTGCCCCGCGCTGCCCGACGATCCGGAACTGCCGCGGCAGATCGTAGAACTGCCGGATGCGCTCAATGACCATCCGGATCATCCGCGCATACGCCCGGTATGCCGACTTCGTGGAATCCTTGCTGCTCCTGCCGGATGCCTCCTGCAAGGCCGCAATGGCCGAGGCTGCCGTCACGCCCGAGTTTGTCGCGCCGTTGTTGACATCCGTGTTTCCCGTCGTCCACTTGAGCTCTTCAATTTTGTTCTGCAAGATCGCAATGTAATTGCTGCTGAGCATGTTCACCTGGATTGGAACCAGACTGTCCTGCCCCAGATTCCCATCCACATGCACAAACGGCTTCGTCCAGTCCGCGAACTCCTGCTCGTTGACCGACCCGTCCGACCGCTTGAACCACCGAGGCGTCGTCGCCATGATCGCGTTCTTCACGATCGCCTGGTTCATCCGGTCGATCTGCTCCTGCGTCGACTTGCCGATGTCGATATACCCATACCCGGCAATGCTGCCCTCCACCGGAAACAGCGCGTCGACCACAAACGGGTATTCCCCGTCGTCATACAGCCCCGTCTCGGCCATGGGCCGCCCGGCCGGCTGCTGCACAATGCTCCCGTCCGGCAGCGTCAGCGTGTCATATTTCTGTTCCGTATCGTTCTCCGTCGACTGCAAAACCGTATCGCCCACCAGCTTCGCGAAGTGCAGCACCTGCCGGCCGTTCTGATATTTCTTGTAATACCAGTCTACCACCATGGATTTCCCGTCAAAGCTGATGACGTCGTCCGTGTTGTACTTCTGCTGGATCTGCGGATTGGAGTTGAGCTTTCCCTGCAGCTCCGGGTACTTCTCGACCAGCAGATCGTTGTCCACCATCTCCGTCAGGAAGATGTTCTTCGACTTCTGCAGATCCCGGACGCCCGGCTCCCAGAAGAAAGACAGGATATCCACCGGCTGCACCGAGATATCCCCGAGTCCGTTCAGCTTCGAAGAATCCCATTTCACATGCCAGATGAGCGTCCCCTGCTTGAGTTTCGTCCACTGGCTGTCCGAATAGACCTCTTCGAAGTCGTTCTGCTCCAGAATGACCGGCAGCACCGAGGAAAGCTTCGCCGCCTCCTCCCGGTCGTCCGGTTCCCGCGGGCGGATGGCCGGGGCCGGATAGGCCGCGATCGCGTCCGCGTGCTTGCCCATGATGACGTTGAAGAGCCACGCCGACGTCCACTTGTCATCCTCCGGGTTTCCCTTTTGGATCCGCTGCCAGCTTCGCATGCGCCACCAGTCCTCCGACGCAATGACCCGCGCCTCCAGCGCACTCTTGCCCTGCCTGTATTTCTGCAGCGTGTCCATGGCCTTTCTGGCCTGCTCTTCGCCGATGGCCGTTCGCGCCATCAGCCCGCTCGCCTGCTCATTCTGCATTCTCAGCTGCATCTGCTCTTCCTGCATCCTCTGTGTCCTCCTTCCGCATGTCTGCTGCCGTCAGCAGCTCGACCTCATGCCGGATCCCGTCCAGCACAAGCCCCACCACGACCGGCGGCAGCCCCGCCCGGTTGATGTCCCTTACCAGCTGCCCCCGCAGCTGCACGATTGCCTTTGTGATGTTCATTTCAATCTCCTTCCGCCGCTATGGCCGCATTGCCTGAATCAGCTTGTTTACTCCGGCCTTCATGTTCAGCAGTATCCGTGCATAAATCGGGGCTCCTTTTTGGATGCTGTCAGGCTTAACCCCATCATACATTGCTTGCCTCGCATCTTCATCGACATATAGCAGCCCTCCCCCTATCCCATTAAACGCCTGGCTGACAATGCTTGCCGTTATAGTATCCCCAGGCACAATTGTAGGAACAGTATCAGCCCGCACCCCTGTCAGCTCGCTCATAGCGATCAGCTTTTGATACAAGTCATTCATCGCAGCTGCGGTCAGATTCGACACATGCTGCCCAGCCTTGATTTTTTCATCATCATTGTCTGTCCACGCAAAATCTGAAACTTGAACGCGACGGACAAAGTAAAATCTTATCACGGATCCGCCTTGTTGTATCCGGTTTAAATTGATGCTTTCGCCCTTGATCCAGCGATCCATCTGCCCTGCGCCTCTGCATATCATAAAAACATATGCCTTCCCATATGTTTTGTAGGCCAGCGTATCTGTGACCGCAATTTCTGTCCCCTCAATTTCTTCGGTCAACGTCGTCATCAGCGTTCCACCATTGTCGGTATAGCATTTTTCCGTATACGTCGCCATATCCTCACCCAAACACCGGCGTTGCGGTGCTGATCCCCTCGATGGACGCTGCATGGAAAATGATCTTCCCGCTTGCGAGCAGCTGGATCCACGCGCTTTCATCCTTGTTCTGCAGATACACAGAGCCCTTTGTCGACTTGATGCGCACCGCCGGGCCGGACAGATTGACCGCATATTCCGCCGTGCTGGAGGACGTAAACTGCAGACTGCCCTCCGCGCCGCCGATCGTGCCGTTGGAGAAATTTGTGCCCGCGATCTCAAGACCGTTGCTGATGATGTTGATCTCATCCATGATCTGCTTGAGCTTCGTCTGTATGCTCGTACCGTCGAGCCTCAGATCCGTTGCGTTGATCGTTCCGCCGATCTCAGCCCCCGTGCACGACAGCTTTCCGTTCGCGTCGACCTTGAATTTGTCCTTGATGGAAAGCCCGCTCGTGCCGAAGTACATGCTTGCGCTGCCCCCAAATTCGTTGGCCTTGCGGAAAATACTGCTTTCCGAGATCGTCCACGGGCCGAACGTCGAGTCGGCTGCTGCCGTGATCTTCCCCGACAGCACCGCCCCCGCCGCCTCCAGCGTCCCGGATGGGAAATGCAGCTTCTTGTCGCTTAAATACGCGACCTCCTTCCCGTCCTGCCAGAAGCTCACCCGGTCCGGCGTCACCGTCACCAGCTCATTTTTCGTCTGGTCGATGACCCGTTCGCCGCCGTCCGTCACCTTCGTCTCGATGTTCCCCACGCCCACGCCGTACACCGGCGTCACGTCGTTGTAATACAGCAGCCCCGTCTTGATATACTGCTGCGAATTCACCGAGAACTGATTGTTGACGCCCGCCGTGTAGTCATACAGCTGTTTGATGCCGACGGAATTGCCCTCGATCGTCAGCTGCGTCTTTTCGAGATACTTTCCGAAGTCCGAGATCGCCACATAGCTGCCCGACAGCTTCGTCGACCACGTCTCCGAATTCGCCGCCGCGAAGTCCGCTGTCTTGATGATGAGCGACTTCAAAGCCGCGTATCCCGAAAGCGTTGTCTTCTTCTCCGCCTCCGGCAGGCTGTCCGCGTCGATTGCCTGCGCGATCTCCGTCAGCGTCGCCTTCGCCGACCAGTCCGCCAGATTCAGTTGCTCCGTCACGCTGCACAGATACCTGCGCATGCTCTCCAGCTGCTCCTGCGTCGTCTTCCCCGCGATCGACGGGTATGCCAGTGTCAAAGATCCCATTACGCATCACTCCCCGCTTCCAGCACCCGTGCCAGACTGAACAGCTTCATCTCGCCCTTCCCCGTCAGCCGGAACTTCAGGTGGTCGCACCGAGCCGGGCGGATGGGCAGCAGGAAGGTCCGCAGCCCCCGTCCCTCGATATGCCCGCAGTGCCGCCAAACTCCATCGGAATCGTACTGCACCCAGAAGTCGACGCTCGACCCCTTCGGCAGCTGCATCCGCAGGTTGATCCGGGACACATACTTCTTCCCGACGAGTCCATACGTCATGATCCCCGTTTCCGCCATCCACTGCACACTGTCTTCCAGCGTCCCGACCGAGCCATAGACAGTCCTGAGCGTTCCATTCTCGAGAAAATACAGCTCATCGTCCACCCTGGCGAAGTCCGCCGCGTGGGTATCGTCCTCCCTGTGCCATAACCCCTTGCGGGTGTCGTAGACGAACAGCGACCAGTTATGGCCTTCATCCTCCATGCTGATGAAATACTTTCCTCTGGCGCCGCCCGCGACGGCATTGTAGTAGAGCTTCGTCCCGAAGCAGCTGCCGATCTCCTGCGGCAAACTCCCGTCGTACACGCAGACGCCCATCCGCGATTTGTAATACAGCCGGTCGTCCACCACGACGAGGCTCTTGGCAGACCCATTCTGCACACCCGCGCATTTCTGCACGACCACCTGATGTGCCCCCGTCGCCGACGGATACACCCGATGGAAGCAGTCTTCCTTGAAGAAAATCGGACTGTCGGCCAGCGTCGCCGCGCCTGTCCACTTTCCGTCCGTGCCGCAGCTCGCGCGCCATGAATCCGTCGACACGCCCTGGTAGCACTCCCAGTTCTTAAAATCGCCCAGCTTGCAGCAGTAGATCTCATTGACGGTCTCGCCGTCCGCCACGCCGTACTTGCAGCCCCACAGCCGATTCCCGCTCTCGGTGATGAAGTCCATGCTTGGGACCTTCCGCGCCGTCTTCACGGTCCCGCTCGTCACCTTCGTCGTCTCGTCGACGAGGCCCACGATCACGAGGTAGCTCTCGCCCACGTCGTACAGGATCTGGCTGCCGTTGAGCTTCTCGACCTGCTCGTTTCCGGTCAGCCCCGAAAGCCGGATGCCGTCGTACTGCTTAAAGCCCTTCCCGATGCCGTTCGCGGAAAGCTTCAGATACACCGTCGGCACGGATACCCACTGGCTTGTTGCCTCCGCCCACTGCTTGAGCGTGTGGAGCTTGCCGGACGTGTCGAGCCAGTACTGCCCGTTCGACGGGCTCTCCGGCTGGCTGGCCTGCGTGTAACTGACCGTCAGCGCCGTCCCGTCGACAAGACACAGGGAAATGTCAATGTTCGTGCTTGCCGCGTCGACCACATTCTCCTGCCCCATGTACCCGTTGTCGGAATACTTCTCGGTGTTGAAGTAGATCCCGTCCGGGAAGATGCACAGATACGCGCCCATGGAAATGAGCTGCTTTTCCCCCGCCTTGATGCTGACCGCCGGCATGTAGCTCTCCATGGAAGCGCCATTGATGTAAAGCACCTGATTCTGCACCCAGCACAGCGCGTCCTTCGCCAGAACGCCCTGCACCCCCTCGATTGCCTGCGCCGTCCCCCGCCTTGGCCGCGGCGCGAGCAGTGGGTACTCATCCGCCGACAGATTCTCCATGTCGTAAAACTCCCCGTCCGCCAGCTCGAGGTTGTGGTTGTATCCGAGAAAGACCTCCGTCATCATGGTCTGCTTCTCAGTCTCCGTCAGTTGTGGTGCCAGCATGGCCTTACCTCCTTTTCATCATGTCCAGGGGATCAAACAGAACCGGCGGTGCTTCTGCCGGTACCGTCGGCTTGATTGGCCGCGACATGCACATATACCGCCATTCGTCCGCGCAGTGATCCTCCATTTTCGTATCCAGATCCTCCACCTTGTGTTCGTCGTACATGAGCATTGGGATCGTCCGGATGAACGCCTTGCATCCGGCGAAGACGTACATGCGCGGGTATCCATCCGCGTCAAATTGCAGCCGGTAGTGGCACTGCATCCACCCCGCAATGCGCTCGTTGTCTCCCGGTGAAAAATATACACCGTATTTCGCTGCGGTCTGCATGATGCTCTCTCCGCGATCCGCCGCCCAGCACGCCGGGTCGGCGACGCCGATGATGTTCTTCCCTTTGAGCCACGCATGCGTCCGCTCGATCCTGCTGATCTCCGCAAACTGCTTATCCGGGTTCCACTTGACGCCCTCGTTCGGGGTCTTCGTGCATCCGTAAAGCTCCAGAATGCGATAGATCACGCCGTCATAGTCGACCGCCCACCACGCACAGGAAAACGGCTTGCCGTAGCCAAAGTCATAGCTCCTGCAGATCGTCCACCCGTCCGGGATCTCAAACGGCTCAATGACATGCGTCCAGCGCCGGTCTTTGTAGTGTTCCGGATCGTCCCGGAAGTCCTCAAAGAATTGCCCTTCGTAGACGTCCCACCTGCCATACAGCCATGCCTCGCGCAGCTTCGGCGGCAGTGTTTCGAGCTGCTCGATATACTCCGGCTGGATCTGCATCAGGACTTTGTTGTCCTGCACCAGCGCCTGAATGAAGCTGTAGTTTTCCGGCTTCTCTTTGTCCTCAAATCTGCGGTCAATGAACAGGCGCTTGAAATACGCATGTGCCGGGCCGCCCGGGTTCAGCGTGTAGTACGTCCGCTTTGGAAACGGGTTTGTGCCGCGCACGCAGGCGTTGATCTGGTCGATCCACTCCTTTTGCAGCTGCCCGGCCTCGTCAATGAACAGCACGTCGTATTCCGCGCCCTGGTATTGCCCCAGATCTCCCGCGTTGTCGCAGTAACCGAACGTGATCGTCGATCCGTTTGGGAACCGGAAGGTCTTGTCGGTGGTGTTGTACTTCGCGATCCCCGCCAGCTCTTTTTTCAGCGGCTCGATGTGGTTGTTCCGGAGCTCAGGCATCGCGCGCCTGACGATCAGAACCTTGATCCCTGCGAAGTGCAGTGCCAGCAGCTTTGCCTTCGTCCGCACAGCCCAGCTTTTCCCTCCTCCGCGTGCGCCGCCATAGGCCACATGCCGGTGATGATCCAGCAGAAACAGCTTTTGCTTTTCGTTTGGTTCCCCGAAGCAGCGCTTTTTCATCCCGCGTAAGCCTCCGCCTCCGCCTCCATCGTGATCCTCTGGCTTTCATCCTTTTTTTCGCCCTCCGCATCCCGTCTGTAGCGGAACCCATACTCCAGCGCGAACTGTGCCCCACGCTGAGAATCCCGGTCGAACAGTCTTTCGGCCGTATATTGTTCCACGCGCGTCTGCGCGCGCGAAATCGTGTCCATAAATTCTTTCCTGGCCTTGTAGTTGTACAGGCTCTGCCTGCTGGAAAATCCTAGCGCCAGCGCAAGCCCCGGGATCGTTGGCGGCTTCCGGTTCACCCAGACCGGTGTCCCGTCTTTCTGGTTGAAAACGATGTCCCCGTCCTTATCCCGCAGGATCTCTCCCTTGCAGCTCTCAAAATACGCCTCGATCAGTCTTTCGATCTGCTCCACGGATTCATACTTCGGTTTCCTCGCCATGGCTCACGCCTCCCTTCTGCTTTTCAGCATAGCGTATCCGGAAAATCTTTTCACCCCACGCACGCAGAATGAGCGCATACGGCGTTCCGCATGCGCTTCGGCTCTCATTCTGTTCTTTCGTAGTATCGGAGCTTCGCCGCCGCGATGCTGCACCGCACGTAGTCAAAGCTGGCGCAGTATCGCGTGATGTAGTCTGACGTCTCCCGCCGCTCAGGAAATGCGAGCACGCATTCTCCCTCGCAGCGGATCGTCTTTTTCCCGGCTGCCTGCCAGAATGGGCAGATATACTCCCTGTGCCAGTAGTCGCTCGTCCCTATCACCCTTTCGTTTTAAAACCTTACGCATATACAAGGTTTAATTTAAGCGGCTGCCCGTCCGCTTTTTCTTGCCCTGTTCTTTCCGTTTACGTTCGTCCGCGTTCCGGCGGGATTACATATTTAAAATAGAGATACCCATACTGTGTGCCTCTCGCCTCCACCAGCACATAGCCCCGCGGCGCCACCGGCGGTCGCTCCACGCTGTACTCGCGCACCGCCTCCGTCGCGGGCTCCGGCTCCGGCCGGACGCAGTTCCTGCTTGCCTTGTACCTGTGCCCGCCGAACTCTTTTCTCCAATGCGCGTGCAGGTAGTCAGCCAGCGCCTTATAATCCCGGCCGTGGTCGACTTTGTTTCCATTTTCGTTCATGTAATAGTTGTGTTCCCGCAAATGCCGAACCTCGATCACGCTGCCGAGGCCCCAGATCCTGCCGATCTCCTCCTCCGGAATGCCGTCCGAGATCATGTGCAGATGGAACCGGCTCGTCGACTTGCCCTGCCCGTAGACAATCACGATCTTGGCGTTTGGGTATTTATATAGTAGGCGGCGGTAGAATCTGTCCCGGATGAGTTTCATCTCGGTGGCAGTATGTACCTCGTTCTCGGCGTCGAGTGTCAGCGTGGAATACAGGCTGGTCGGGCCGAAGTTGGCATTGACGAGCGCTTCCAGCTTCCCCTCGGAGATCTTCCGGTTGAATTCGTCCTGCTCTTCCCGCGTCTGGAAGCGCGGCTTGCGCGGTTTGCTGGTCTTTTTGTCCGCACCGTCGGACACGGTATACACGATCTGTGTACATACCTTCCCGGCAAACAGCCGGCGCTTGTGCCTCTTTGCCATCATCCACACCTCTTTCTCCCGGGCGGACAGAGCCGTCCGCCCCTACAGGTCTTCTGCCCGCTCAAAGCGTGGCCGGATATTCCGGCCATGCGTTCAACGATCATCCGAACATGTCGCGTCGCCGCGGGTACCATTTACTGCCGTCTGCAACAAGAACCCGAGCAACATCCACACTTTGTCTTTCACTTTGCCCATGCAGATAGCTTCGCCCATCGTCTCGTCGTAGTTCTCGGCGCTCACGCAGCTCGAACTTTCAACGATTTCAAAGCCATTTCTAAGAACAGCCCTTACGATGGTCGTTTTTACTCCGAGCGTTTTCACCTCATGGAATGCGATGAAATCATCAACCATCCTCTGGCTGATGCTCGGTTTCTCTGTTTTCAAGCATCCGTTCGCCAAAAGCGGCATGTACGCCTTTTCAAACACATCTGCTGGGCTAAAGCTCTCATACCCGTCCTCATACCGCACTCGGTATCCATTTTCTGTTTTCTCCGCCTCTACCATTTTTGTTCCGATGTACTTTTGCATTTTTGTTCTCCTTTCTGTGCCCATAGGCTTCGGGCCATCTGCCCGCTCAAAGCGTGGCCGGAGATTCCGGCCACAGTTTCAACGGTCAGTTCGTGTATCCGCACGCCTTGCATGTGCATACGTCTGTCTCAGCGTCCCATTCGCAATCTGATGCCCCGCATTTCGGGCAGTACCCCCACGCGCCTCGCGCTCCTTTGGGGTCTGGCCCCGGCCCATTCAGCTTTGCATACCACAGATCCCCCTTCTGGCCCGGGTCTTCCCAATGTGCGGTATGCTCACGATTATCCCCGCGTTCCTCTCTTGCCTTCTTGATCCGCATTTCCAGACGAGCAAGCTTTTGCTTTCTGGCGTACTGTACCTCTGCCGCTACACCGAACGCCCACATCATTTCATCCAGTACGATCTGCACGTCCGCGATCTCCTCGGCGATCTCGTCATAGTTGTCAATCAGTCCGTCCCCAAGCCCACCGCGGCCCGCAAACGTCACCCGCTGCGCCTTGCACAGCTCCTTTGTCAGCTCTGCCATTTCTTCTATTGCAACCGCAATCTGCAAATCATAGCCAAATGTCTCAATCGCAGACCAATAGATGTTTTTTGTGTCTGTCATTCCTGCGCCGCCTCCATTTCCTTGCGCTCCTGCATAAAACCGTGCAGGAACAGCTCCAGCAGAGCGGCGGCGCGGTTGGTCAGCTTTGTGAAGTCCTTTTTGCTGATCTGGAGCTTTCCGGTCGTGACGACCTCCGTGTCCACGCTTCCGATGATCTGGATTGTCGGATTCGGCTCCAGCGTCTTTGAGCCGTCGTCCTCCACCCGGTAGAGCGGCGGCGTAGAGCGCTCCATGATGATCCGCGGCGGGTAAGTCTCGCCGTGGAAACTCGCGTCCCAGAATTGATTGTCGTAGTCCGCGACAAACTCATCCAGTTCTGACGCGAACAGTCCCATGATTCCTGCCATTTTGATCTCCTTTCATACTTCCACGCACTCATTGGCGCGGATATTGATTCTTTTTCCGCCGGACTCGATCACATATCCCGGCGCTTTGAACATTGGGTATCGCTCCGCCCGGTATGTGGCTCCGATCCTTGGCTGGTATTCCGGCCATACCGGGACTTTGGCCGTTATGCGGATTCGGACGAGCCTGTGCGGCAGGCGCTTTTCGCCTTCCGGGCTCTCGGTGCGCAGGCCCTCCAGCTCCTTTGCAAGCTCCCGGCGGCGCTGCTCCAGTCTTTCTGCCTGCACTTTCCCGCGGCACTCCTTCGAGCAGCACCTTGTCTCCACCGTGATTGCGCTCGGCACTTTGTAAAATGTGGCCCCGCAGACCTGGCAGACCAACGCGACCTTGTTGGATTTGCCCATAGTTTCACACTCCTTCGTCTGGGGGCCGGTATTCCGGCCCCCGTAGGCAGGACGGACTTTCACCGCCTGCGCACCGGCGCGCCGCGCTCGCTTGACTTACGCTGCGCATTTCCGGGCGAGCCACCCTTGACTGCCGTCAGGCGGCTTATAAAAAAGGAGGCAAGCGATGCACGGGGCCTATGCGATACCCCGTGTTGGGTAACGTTGACGGGTTCCGTTCGCGCGCACGTTCCACACGCGCTTTCCCGGCGCACGGGCTTGAGGGATTTTCCGTGCGCCGGGTGCAAAGCCGGGGTGATCCTCCCGCAGCCGTCTCATGGCGGAGCGGCTGCGGCATAAGTCCGATAAAATATGGTTCCCCGGCTGATTGCCTATTCCTTGGTGCTGATATCCTTGTGCCGCAGGCCGTCCGCGCCCTTGACGAGCGGCAGCGCCCTGCGCCGCACCTGCTCATCCGGATTCCAGCCACATTTCAGGCAGCAGGCCGTCGTGCGGTTCATGCAGGCGTTCCCGCTTTTCGGCAGGCCGCACGGCATTCCCGGACTGCCCTCGTTTTTTTCTTCCGGCATATTAAACCTCCTGTATCTCTACCCCGAATTTCGAGCGCATGAATTTTTTATTGCGCAGGTATTCCTTTGTCCGCGTCGGCTTGGACTTGACGTCCTCGACGACGAGCTTGCCGCCGAATCGGTAGGAAAAGTCCGCCGTGTACCGCACTGCGCGAATGCGCTCACCGGCCTCGGTGATGTAGCTCTCCTGCAAGGTAAACTGCGGCTCCAGCCGCAGATCGGAGATGATCCCGGCCCGCAGCATCACCATCAGCTCGTCATACCGCCGCGCCTGCTTCCGGCTGTCAAACTTGATCCCGTTCCGCTCAGCCCGCTCGTTGTGATACTTTGCCTTCCCCTGGCTCCCCTTGTGAAGGGGAACTGGCGCCGCAGCGCCTGAGAGGTCGCGCATCTGCCGCGCGTAAGCCTCCCGCATCCTCGGCGGCATGTCCGCCATCGATTCAAACCGCAGTCCGCTCATTCGTCGCGCCCTTCTTCTCGCCCCGACTACAATAGTCATCCAAATCTGCTTCCTCGTACTTGTCGCACTTATAGACTTCCATTACCCGTCTAAGACATTCATCCTCTGAGAACCGTTCTGCCTTATTCAGCAAGCACCGGTACGGATAAACGTAGTTCTTTCTGTATTCCAGATTTTTGCATGTAAAACAGCAATCCTGCATCAACTTTCCTCCTCATGCATGGTTTACACTCCTGTTCCATGCCTCAACCGCTTCAATGTATGCGTTCGTGTTCCATGCTGTTTTCAGGGCAACGGATGTCCCGCATTTCCTGCACTTTACATTGAGCGTCATAATCTTTTTCCCGAAATTACACGAACCGCCTGTTTCTTCTACGTCACCGCCGCAGAACGGGCACGGTTTCAGTTCAGCCATCCTTCTTGCCCTCCGTTTCCTCGGCGGAATTGTGCGTCAGCACCCACAGCTCCCCGGCTCTCTTGAGCCAGTAGAGCCAGTCCGCCATAATTGCATCAATCACCGCAGCCGCCTTGTCATGTGGCATGGCGAGAATCGCCTCCGAGGAAAGCTCCGTCGTATTATCTTCCATCACGGATTCATACAGGCGGCTACGGATTGGGATTCTGCAATACTTTTCCTGTCCGTTAATCGTCCCACGGATTACTCCCGGGTCGCTCATGCCTTGCCCTCCATTTCCTGCAGCGCCTTTTTGGCCTCCTCGCGGGTGAGGAAAACCGTCTTGCCGACATCACGTGCATCCATAACGCCGCAGCGTGATGTGTTCAGCAGAGTTCTCCCATTAAGCGTGCTTATATCTGTCACAGTAAAACTGTAAACTTGCTCGACCGGGTGACTACAGAATGTCCAAAGCCCGTCGCCCACCTTGCACGGCAGCACGACCACGCGCCCGTCCTTGTCGGCCTCGGCAAGCCCGCGGAGGCGGCTAGTCTCCACGCCCAGCGCCTGCGCTGCCAGATTTATCATCGTATCCTCCGTAAACGGAGCCTTGATTTCCTCCGGCGTCAGCCCCGTGTCCTCGTAGGCTGCGAGTCGCTCACACACCGCTATTTCAAACGGGCAATCCTTAATTTTGCACCCTCTGCCGTAGCACGGTTCTTTAAAGCAGCGCGGGTAATAGGCGTGTTTATACGATGATTCGTTCCATTTAGTCAGTCGCTCCATAACTCTTCCTCCACATACCGCCAGCTCTGCGGCGGGCGCGTGATTGGCCCAGGTGCCAATCCGAATTTCGTCTCCCGCAGGCCGGTAAACTCCCACAGATCGCGCGGGTGATCGTAAATTTTGAGATTGGAAATGTGCCAGCCGTAGCCAACCGCAGCACAGAGATACTGGTGCAGCTCCGCAGGCTCCAGGCAGGTTGGCCGTGCAATGTCCGATGGGATTCTTCCCGCGCCGTTAATGTTGATGATCTCATCGCACAGAAATTCCCCGATGACTTTTCCGTTTCCGCATTTGTAGATGTAGCACTTAAACGGTGGGTTCATCTTCGGGCGCGTCTTGCGCACCTCAACGGTCTTCTGCCCGTTGATGATCTTCTCACACCACATCGGGCGAATGCTGATCAAAACAGCTTTACTCATGCCTTGCCTCCTTCCTCCTCTGTCATATATCCTCCATTCCTTCAAAAACCATTTGCCCCGGCAGAACGCCATCTTCCATCCACCAGTGCATCACGTCCTCGCCGGTCTGCCAGTCGCAGGGCAGCTCGCGCTTTTGCCGTTCCGCAAGCATCCTGTCAAACGCTCGGATATACGCGGCCTTGATCTTTGGATAGCGTGCAAACTGCACCTTCCGGTGCTTGCCCGCCATCGGGCAGCCGATGCAGCCCACACGCTTCCAACCGCAGGCGTAGAGCGGATTCATGCAGATCTTTTCTGCTGCGCAGTAGTCAAGTACGTCTGATTCCTGCCAGTCGATAATTGGGTTCACCGTCCGTGTCCCTTTTAATTGGCAGTTTTCCATCATCATGCGGCTTTCGTCATTGTCGTTCATCAGCGTTAACCGCTTGGATTTATCTTTATGCAGCGCCTCCATAACGCCACGAGACTTGCGCTTTTGCGATTCCGCCCAGCGCACGCCGGTAGCGATCCAGCGGCCTTTCCCGCCGCCCTCTTTGAGTTCCGTGCAGCAGTAGCGCGCAAGGCGCGTGGGCGGCATCAGCTTGCGCGGGATCAGATTCCACATCGTCACATTCCCGCCGTCCGGCGTCCGGTGCGTATCGATGTCGCATTTTACACCAGCCAGCTCCAAGCGGCGGAAGGTATCCCGCACATGCCATACGGTCTCCGGCGCGTCCGCCGTGGTCAGCGAGTGCAAAACCTCATACTGGATACCGGCTTTGCCCGCCAGATGCAAAAGCACGTCCGAGTCCTTGCCGCCCGAGTATGTAATCACAAGCGGCTGCTTGTACAGGCGCAGGCTCATATCCGAGGCCATCCGCAGCCGCGCAATCGCGGTTTGTTCTAAATCCATCAGTCCAGCTCCTCCATCAATGCCTTAAAAATCGGGTATGCCTGCTGCGGCACTACGGCGTTTCCGAGGCATTTAAGTCTGTCCACCCTTGCGGGAACCCCATGAGCCACTCGACCCACATCGGGTTCAGCTGTCCAGCAACGTCCGTCCGCAAGCTCCTGTGATTGTTTCCGCCGTGCGATCCCTGCGCATCCGCTGCGCAGGGCGTTGTCCACAAGCCTTTCGTCCGCGCAAGCACGTGCTCCCGCAGATTGGATAAGCCTCCACGCTCCCCCTGATTGCTTGCAAATGTCGTTTTCCCGTCCGCAATCAAATTGATTCTCTTTTCTGATGCTATCGTGCAGCCTACTGTCGTCGGTGTCGGCCACATCTGCGATTCCGACGAAGAATACCCTGGACCGTCTGTGCCAAGCTCCGACAGCCGCAGCTTCAAAATTGAACACGACGACGTGATATCCAGCACGCTCCAGATCCTCGACCACCTGCCCGGCGGCAATCTTGATGATTCCAGGTACGTTCTCACCGACAACGCAACGCGGGCGCAGCTCGGTGATAACTCGAAGCATCTCCGGCCAGAGGTATCGATCATCCCCTTTGCCCTTCTGCTTTCCAGCCACGGAGAAGGGCTGGCAGGGGAATCCCCCAGAGAGAACGTCAACTGTTCGTAGGCCTGTCCGCTCATAAAAACTCTCCTTTGTCAGCGTCCGGACATCACGCCAGCGCGGCACGTCCGGCCAGTGCTTTTCCAGCACCTTCGTCGGGTAATCGGCAAACTCGCATTGCCCGACGGTCTTAAATCCTGCCCACTCGGCAGCCAGATCAAGCCCGCCGATCCCGGAAAACAGGCTCAGATGCGTCAGCATTTTGTTTCCTTCCCCGTCGGTGTCAGCTTGGCCAGCATGATCTGCCCCAGATCCGCCACATACACTAGCCGCCCGCGGCTGTACACCATCAGCTTCTCGCCCTGGATCTCCATCCGGTCTGCCTCGATGTTGGTGATATCCTGGCAGGCATCACACACAAACCTCATACCATCGCCCCCTACCAGGTGTCCGGCTGATATCCTAGCTTGGCTACGCTGGCCGACTGATGGTATTCCGGCCGCTTGAAGCTGTAGCCCCAGCGTTTTGCCGCCCAGAACAGGGCCGCCGTTTCATCCGCCGCGTGGACGGTCAGCTGGCGGCCCGCGTAATCCACCACGAAATAGTGCTTCCCGGCATAGCCCGGCTGCTCGACGATATCCGCGCGCTTCGCGGGCCGCTCGCCGGGGTAGTTGATGCTATTTTGCCGCATAGCTTTTGCCCCTCCTGTCTTTGTTTGCCGCCCGCTCGATCTGCCGGATGGCGGCTATGTCCGGCTCCAGACTGATCTTGTCCCGGTGGTTGATGTCGTAGATGTGGTTCCGGATGCTCTCATAGAGCGTCCAGCTGCAGCAGCGTGCGCTGCATCCCGGCTCCCGGCCGGGGCAGTCCTTCGCGCACGGCGACGGGATCTGCCGCATGCGCGGCGCGTAGATCTGCGCCGTCATGTTGCTTCGTCCTGCACTTTCATCAGCCAGTACGCCAGCTTTTGCAGCCGCGTCTCCTGTTTGAGCAGTTCGTCGGTTGTTTCATGATCGACGCGCGGCATTTCGCACAGGAGCGCCCGATCATTCTTGAGGTCGTCCGCGTAGGCGTTGACCGCCTCGATCACGTCCGCCAGCTGGTCAGGGCGAAAGTCGACCGTGATCTTTCTCTCCTTCACAGGCATATCCCTGTAAAAAACGTCATCAGCGATACGCCACCGAGGACGGCGGCGATCTCTGTCGCGTGGGCGCAGCCCGCGATGATGCACAGCGCGAAGCCCACGCCAGATAGCCAGATGCAGCCCACCTTCGCCAGCCGCCTCATGGCCTTGTGCCATTGGTAGATCGCCCGGATTCTCGCCCGGCGCTCCTCCAGGCTTTCCCCTTCAGGAACTTCCGGCGGCTCATAGCCGATTCGCCGCTCTGCAAGATTGGTTCTCATTCTGCCAACTCCTTCCTCCATACCGGGCTGTCCTCCCGGTTCACGCAGTAGCGCATAGTTTCCTTGAATTCCTCGCCTATTCCCCGCTGGCAGAACGCGGCATAAAATATGTTCAGGATTCGCGCGGCAGCAGCGCTCAGTTCCAGCGCGCTGCCGGATAGCGCAGATACCGTTTTTTTGCCGTCCATGCCGATCTCGACGTGTACCTTCCCGTTATCCATTGGTTTCCTCCTTCGTGTCCGGCAGGCGTTCTGCCGATTTCATCAGCGCCAGAAGTCGCTTGTATTTCTTCACCTTTTCCCGGTCGCGCTTTGCGAGGTGCGCAGCCCGTTCGATCATTTCCTCGTTCTCAAATTTGGCTGCGCCGAGCGCTTCGGCCTCATTGTGGGTCGCGATCACAAGCATCTCCAGCGTGTGCTTCAGCTCAAACCAATCGTCTCCGCTGAGAATCAGTTTCCGCATTCCGCTTATCCTCCTTCGCTTCCTGCATCCGCCTGACGAGCCGCGCCAGACGGGCATTTTGTGTAACGAGCTTCTGCGCGTCCAGATCCATCCCCTTGCGCTTCAGCCCGTTTATGATCTGCGCTGCCTGGCACTCGCACACCAGCGCCGCCTCGATCAGATCGTGCAGCTCCTGCCCGCTCAATGTGAGGGTGTAGGTCTTTTCCTTCCCCATGGGTCAGCCTCCTATCTCTGTACCATCCACCGTGCCAGCTCCGTGAGCGACACAGTATACTTGTTCCCGATGTGCCGGGCCGGGAACCGCCGGTCGGCCAGCAGCGTCCGCCGGTCGATCCCCAGCGCCGCCTGGCATTCCGTGATCCCGATCGCCGCCCGGCCCGGAAACATATCCGTCAGCAGCTCCAGCTGCGGCCGGTATCCTTCCAGCTCTCTCGGCATCCCCTCACGCCTCCTTCTTCTCGCTCATCAGCTTCGCCGCCGTAGCCACGCCCTGCATATAGGCGATCATGACCTCGATCTGCTGCTGGTTCATGTGCTTCATCTCATGCAGCACACCCTCGACCTGCTTCTTCTGTTCCTCTGACATTGTTCTCACCTCGCTCGGTTCATTCCTTGGTTATACGTTAGCATACCTCAGAACCGTTGTCAAGCATAATTTCATTCCTTGGTTATATTTTTTCTTGACATTTCATTTCCGTTGTGTTACCTTGTGGCTAGAAGGTGGTGAAAAGCTTGAATACAATCAACGATCGAATCGCTTATTTAATCAAAGACCTTGGTATCACAAAAACGAAATTTGCCGAAACCATCAACTTGAGCCAGCCGTTCGTGTCCGCCGTTTGTTCCGGTTCAAAAATGCCCAGTGACCGCACAATCTCGGATATCTGCCGGGAGTTCAACGTCTCCCTCGCATGGTTGGAGGACGGCGAAGGGGAAATGTACGTCCAGCGCAGTGAAAACGAGCGCATGGCCTTGATGTTTACCGACGTTCTGGCCGAAGCCGACGAATCCACACGCAAACGCGGCATTGCAGCCGCCCTCGAAATGCCCCCGGAGTTCTGGGACAACATCCTCGAATACGCAAAAAAAATCACCGGAAGCAAATAACCTGCTTCCGGTGTTCTTTTTATTCGTCAAAATATACAGAAAATCCCGGCAGCGCTTGACCTCACACGGCATTTTCTGTATATTTTGATTGGGGTGGTATTTATGGATATTCCCAAAATCGTCACATACTGCGGTTATGGTTTCATTTCTTGGTTCATCGGCAAGGTCTTGCTCGAAATCCATACAAGAAAATTCCCAGAAGGCCAGCAGGAAACAACGTTCATGTGGATTCTGGATCATGTGTTGATGTGGATTTCGATTGTCTTCTTGGTTCTCGGCGCTGCCGTGAGTCTCGCCGCTTACTTCGTACATTTTGCTGAGTTTTCCCGCCACATGAACAAGTGGGAGCAAAAGGAACGAGACGCATATATGCGCGGCTATGACGACGCGAAAAACGGGCGTGTGTTCCGTCTTCCGCCCCAAGATTAAATCGCAGGCCGTCATTTCACATGGCTGCATCTCCTACAATGCCTAACACAGAGTCAACGACTGCGCTGCAGTCTGAGATGCGGAAATCCAGATACCGCACAGAGATCAGGAAGATTCACACTGAATACCCGTACCATAAAGCCATCGGCAAGAAGAGCCCTTATAACGGAAGAATCATCTGGACAGAAAACGATTACGACTTGTATTGTCACTGCTACGCGCTCTTTCGTATGTACGAGAAAGACATGGCCGAAGCAGACAATAAACTCCTTAATGCCAATGTCAGCCTGTCTTTAGAGCGCAAAGCAAACGCAGAATTTTATGAAGCCGCGTATAAGCGTTTTCGCTTTATGCGCATTGTCATCTATGTGCTTTGCGCCGCGCTTGCTTACTTCGTTTTCCTTTCCCCGTTCTTTTCCTCGTCGGATGAATCCGCTCATCATTCCTCTTCATCTGTATCTTCATCCTCTTCTGCTTCCTCCTCTGAATCTTCGGAGTCTTCTTCTGATTCCAGCGGCAATGGCCCGCAGCGCCCAGATGGTTACAGTTCCAATGAGTACGTTGGGAACAAGAAGAGCCACAGGTTCCACAGATCTTCATGTTCCTATCTCCCAGATGAGGATAACCAAAGAATTTTCAAGTCCAGAGACGCGGCAATCTCCGCAGGGTACGACCCATGCGAGCATTGTAACCCCTAGCTTCCCCGCCGGAACGGTCTCCCATTCCGGCGCTTATTTTATGATGTTCCGCAGGAATCGCAGGATGATTTTCAGCTGATCCAGTGTGGCCCTCTCTAAAATGTTTTCAATCTGTTCCATCGTCTTTTCCATTCCCATCTCCATTTCTCCACAAAATTCCCGTTCATTTTTTGTTAATCTTTGCCTCTTGCTCGCGCCTCCCGAAAGTTGTAAGATATAGGTAGGCGTCACCCGCGCCGCTGGCCGAACAACGGCGCGGGCTTTTGCTTGCGCAGGCGACCGGGAGCCGTCTGTATCTGAAGCATGGCATACGCTGGTTGGGTTTGTAAACCTGTCGGGTTGGTTTTCAGCGTAGGTTTTTCTGAAATCTTACTGCCACAGGTGTGGTTTTTATATATGGAGGGATGGTTTTTGTCAGAAAAATTGTGGGAAACATGCCGCGAAGCAAAGGACACCATGCAGCCGCATAAGACGAATCAGGATATCGCTGACGAATCCGGCGTATCCGTCAATGCCGTCAGCCAATTCCTGCGCGGCGAGACTACGAAGCCGTACATTAATACCGTCGGCCCGATTTGCGCATCCCTCGGCGTATCACTGGATGAGCATTTCGGCGTCCCGCCTGCCGAGCCTTCCGAGCCTTCCGATGCTGAAAAACTCCGCGCCGAGAACGCGTCCCTTCGTGCGCAGTTTGCCCAGCAGCAGAAGTCCCTGCGCATGCACCGGCTTGTGACGCTCATCCTCTTGGGTATTCTTTTGCTGTGTGCCCTTGCGCTTGTGGTCGACGCGCTCATCCCATCGATCGGCTGGATCCGCACATGAATAAAACCGCCCCGGCCGGCGCCGGAGCGGTATTCTTGGAGGTTTTACGATGCCAATTCCCAAATACTACGTCAGGCCGGACGGCCTGCATGAATCCATCATCACAGTCAATGGCAAGCGCAAAGCGTTTCGCGGCAAGACAGACCGCGAGGTCTGGAATAAGATCAAGGCCTACCGCGCTGAAGCCGAGAAGCCAAAGACCGTCCCGTTCTCCGACGTCGCCCACGCCTGGTGGAACGAGATCGAGCCAACGCTTGCGCCGAATTCCCTGCGCAATTATTCCCCTGCCTATGAGCGCGCCGTCGCGCAGTTTGGCCCGGAGGATGTCGCCACGATCACAAGCAAAGAGGTGGAGACATACATCAACCAGTTTGCCAAGACCCACGCAAAGAAGACCGTTATCACCCAGCGTCAGATCATCCGGCAGATCCTGAACAAAGCCCAGCGCGAAGGGCACGTCTCTTTTAACGCTGCGCAAGCCGTCCTTCTCCCGAAAAATCTCCCGCAGAAGCGCCGCCATGCGCCGCCCGCAGATCAGATCCAGAAGATCAAGGACAACGTAACTGACGACTTTGGTCTGTTTGCCTTCCTGATCTATTATACCGGCTGCCGCCGCGGCGAGGCCGAGGGCTTGCGCTACGAGGACATTGACCGGGAGAGAGGCAGGATCTACATCCGACGCAGCGTCTACCATACCGGTCCGACGCCCCAGATCAAGGAGCCGAAGACCGCTGCCGGTATCCGCTCTGTCCCGTTACTCCCCGCGCTGGCTGCTGTACTCCCACAAAAAGAGCACGGCTATATCTTTTCCAACGATGGCGGGAAAAGCCCACTTCCCGGCTGGTACGTCACCGATCAATTTGAAGCCTACCGCAAGCGCACGGGCATCACCGTCTCCCCGCACGAGATCCGCCACGGCTACGCGACCGCGCTCTATGAATCTGGCGTAGACTTCAAGCTTGCTCAAAAATTCCTCGGCCACGCGCAGCTCTCCACCACCATGGACATCTACACCGATATCCTCGATACCCGCATTGATAAAGTCGCCGCCCAGATGGACGCGGCATTTTAATTGCACCTTTTTACTGTGTCGGCCACTGTGTTCATACCCGTGTATTTTCGTGCTAGTCTATGCTACTTTTTGCTACCTTTCATTTTTCATCAAAAGTTCTGTCCACTCGTAAATAATTCAGTTTTACCGTTAAATTCTATTGCAAAATATAAAAATATAGACATATGAATTCAAATTCCTACGTCTATATTTTTGGTGGACCTGAAGAGACTCGAACTCTAAAAAAATACTGTATTTGCAGCGTAAATTTGCAAACTGTGTTTATTTTGTGTTCAACCCCTATCCCTGAGCCCCATCACTTCGCAATATGCTCGTAATACTCCATCAGCTTGCGCTCCGGCCCCGGGCCGTCTTTATCGATCAAAAACGCCTTTGCCAGAGCAGCGTAGAACTCCGGGCGGTTGAGGCCGAATTCTACCGCGACGGGGTAGTAATCCGAGTACATCATGTTCATGGTCACGCCCCACGCCCAGTGCGGGACCACAGGCGCCTGAATGCCCATGCTCTCGGCAACGGCCGTCGTCTGTTCCATCGTCCAGTGTGGGCCGGCCGAGCCGTCTGCATTCTGCATATGCTCTGCCCACTGTATCGCCGTTTCGCGATCAAACTCTGCCGCATCCGGTTCGTCTTCGCGGCAGTCCAGCTTTTCCAGCCTGCGGATCGTCTTCGCGTACATGCCGACTTCCTCCGCGCTGCCGAGCGTCACCGGCTTTTCCATGGCCTCGTGCAGCTTGTGATAAAGCTTATCCACATACTCTTTCATGCTCACGCCTCCTGTATGTACCGGTAAAGTTTGTCAACGTCGTTCTGATCAAACCGCATATCGCCCAGCAGCGGGACGGATACGGTCAGCTTGTTTTCAAATCTCGGGCGGGCCGCATTATAGAGCTTATCGAGATCGATGTTTCCGGCGTCGTCGAAGATCTGCATCATTTTTACCGCCGGATTTTCGCGCAGCGCGAGGATCTTCTCACGGCTGCCCTCCATGATGAGTGCAAGCATGATCCCGGCCCCGATGCCCTTTCCGCCCGGCAGGTGCGGGATGACCTCATTGTCTGCGTAGCGCATCGCGCCGCGCATGGCCTGATCGATGGTTACTGTCATAGGCTCTCCTCCGTTTTAAGTCCGGGGCGGCGATTGCCGCCCC